AATTAGTAATCCTTTCTTATAACCTTTATATTGCAGATATCTTAGAATCAAATATTGAATCAAAGATTTACCTGATCCAGTAGGTGATAATAACAACATTCGTTTGTTTCTTATGGCAGTAAGAAATGCTTTGTATTGATAATCTCTTATGCCTTCTGTTATAATATCTTTGTTAAGATCAAGTTGTTCTAAGAATTCATTTGCTTCGACAGCAGAAAAATTAACTGTTGAATTTACATCAGGTAAAATTTCTAATTCATAATCTCTTTCTTCACAAAACTTTTCAATGTATGGAATTAATCCATGATAGATCGTAAAGGTTCTGAGATCAGCCAGTCGTATCTTACCATCCCAAAGTTTATTCTTAAACGCAGGCATGAACTGATAACCTGGAACATAGAATGTAAAGTAGTCAGCAAGTTCTTGTGCCGTACTACGTTCACATTCAAATGATATGTACGCTTCGTTTAGTTTGCGTAAAGTTAAATCTGCCATTATCCACCATTAACAAATCTCTCCCACGCAATAAAGTCACGCAATTGATATGTTCGAGAATTAAGTTCTTTTATAATTGAAATACAAACATCAATGATTTCATCATGCACAAGTTTCTTTGCTTTGTACTTGTTGATATCTTCATCTGCTTCTAAGTATGTAGCGATATCAGATTTGAGTGCAAATGGAAACGGATCCCATCCATACTTTTTCAAATCATCATCGTCTAGTTTACCAGTATAATATTCCCATTTAAGTTTCTTCCAACGATTAAGTTGAAACTCAGCATCTCTTGCCATCATACGATGATTGGACAAGATGGTAACATATTTACTGTGTAGTTTAGGAATGTTTAGAAGTTCTTTACCAGGTTCAGTACGATCAATCTCGGCGTCTTTACGCCACATTTCCAATAGTTCTTCAAGTTGTTTCATAAAGTAGTCTCCTTTAAGGAGAGTATATACTAATTAATAAAGGAATTCAAGCTGAAAATATGAATATCTGAACGTTACGTCGGCAGTAATAATATTATCTGGTGTGTCAGTAGACGAGAAAATAATTGACGATAATGATATAGGAAAACTGTCAACAAATCTTAACTTGTAATGAGGTTTGTTTGACGATGAAAGTACCGTTAAAATACCTTCGGCAAATTGTGGAAAATTAGGATTAACAAACGGTGACAAATCTTTTAGTCCTGCATACTCAGCATAGTCTGTAGGGAATGTAATACCACGCATCCAATCATGGATTTCTTTCCATGAAGTTAAATTTTCATCAACTAAAAATGTTACGTTAAACGGTTCATATATCAACTTCTCACCTGGAGAATATAGATCGACGTAAGGAGTATTGCGAGGAATTTCTGCAAGAGATATTCCAGGCATGGAAACTGACTGACAAAAGTATTGTGTGTTTGAGACACGCGGAAATGTCAGTATAAACTTATTACCGTGTTGTAAACTTGGATTAATTGCCATAGTTATTCCTATTTGTTTCTACTATTTATGTGCATAAAAAAAGAGGGATCCGAAGATCCCTCTAAAGAACATCATATTGTTATTATTATGAACTACTAAAATTACATTAAGTTTGCAATCTTGAATGCACGATAGTAGAAGTTTGACTGACGGTGTAGAACGCCTTCGCCTTGTGTTGTACCCTCAGCGAATGGGTTTGCTACCATACCGTAACGAGTCTTGAAGCCAATTTTTGGTTGGAAGCTGCCAGTATCAACAGCACGAACCATTTGTAGAGGTACGTATGGGCAGTAGAAAATACCTGCATCATAAGCGTTTGTACCCTTATAACCAATAACTGCGAACTCAGATGTTGAGCCAGTTGGGAAATATGGATCAATGTACACTTTGATACGACCAAACAATGTACCAGCAAATGTGTTACCAGTGTCGTCAACTGTTAGGTTAACTTGACCTTGTAGAGCTGATTGATAGTCTAATAGACCAGCCATTGCAAGAGCAGAAGCAACGTCTGATGAACAGATCATCATGTTACCTTTTCCTCTACGAGTTGTCTTTGCAATTGTGTTAGCTTCACGCTCGATTTGGAATGCCAAGCCTTTGATCTTTTCAACCATCCAACGACCGTTAGAGTCTGTGTCTAGGTTGAAAGTACCTTTTGTTGTTGTACCAACTTGAGCACCTGTCTTAGCAACTGCGTAGATTGTACGAACAACTTCACGATTGATCTCAGCAAGAATTTCTGATGACAGAATGTTTGAAAGTTCTGTCTCAGCATCTAGACCATGAACTGCTTTAAGGTCTTGTGCTAATTCCATTGAGTATTCTGCTTTCAGAGCACGGGTCTTAGCAGTTACAGTTACTTTCTCGATTGAGAAAGCCATTTCTTCAAATGCTGGTGAACCTGATGTACCAAGTGCTTCAGCATCTGCTGTAGCCATTGGAGGTCCTGCAACGATTGTGTTTGCAAATACGTTATCTGTTGCTGATGTATCAGAATCAAGCGTATATGTAACAGATGTAGCAGACTCAGCACCTGCGTGACGAGTGTTAGCCTCGTTGTAGAATGCTTCTGTACCACTTTGTGTACCATAACGTGTACGCATTGCGAAGATTAGACCTGTTGGGCCTGTCATTGGCTGAACGCCGCAAACATCGTATGCGATTAGGTTAGGTAATGAACGACGAACTAAAGAAATGATGATTGGGTCGAAACCAGCTACTGGGCCTGTAGCAGTTGCAGTACCACTAAAACCACCTGTACCAGCAGAGTTAGTTGGTGATGCTTCTGTCATGAAGCCAGTCTTTCTCATTTCTTCAACTTGGTTTTCTAGAACCACAGCGGTAACTGCTTTACGATATGGATCTTTAATAGCAGGTAGTTCTGGGTGATTCAGAACTTCATCCCACTTAGATTGTAAGCCTTCAGACAAATACATGTAAGTCTCCTTGTTTTTTGTTTAATTAAATTCTTGTTTTAGAAATTGCACTTGATACTGCGGCAACAAATGGATCTACCACTTTCTTATCGCCTGTTTCAGCATCTTCAATTTTTTCGTGCAGTTGTTCAACGGATGCTTTCTTTACACCTGTTGGGAAATAGTTTTCACGGATAGTATCAAGTTTTTCTTTGTACTCTTCCTCTGTGGAAAAGTCTACACCCTCTGCGAGTGATTTGATTTTTTCAACTTGAGTATCTGTTAAACCTTCGCAAACTGAACGAACGATTTCTTGTTTAGTTGATTCTACTAAAGCTTTTCTTAACTCAATACCGTGTTCGATTTCTTCGTTAAGTTTATCTTCTAGTTCTTCAACTTTGGTTGCTAATTCATCTACTAGATCAACTTTATCTTCTGGAACATCGATGTAATGTTCTGCAAATAGATTACGTAGACCTGCGATGAAATCTTCGGTAATTTCTGAACGTAGTCCAGATTCGATAGCAATTTCATTGTCTGCCATCCACTGTTCAACAACATACTCTAGGTAGTCGTTTACTTTGTTTGTTAGATCAGACTTAATTTCTTCAACTGCTTCTTCGAACATTGAAGCATATTTAACTTCAACTTCTTCTTCGATCTGTGCAACACGATCCATGATACGTGCTTCAAAGATTGTAGCAGCTTTTGATTTGAATTCTTCTGAAAGAGCATCATCGTCGGAGAACATATGGTTAACGTCCTCTTTCATTTTGTCTTTCCACATTTTCTTTTCATCTAGAAGGTTATCAACTTCTTCTTCTTCTTCGTTGTCGAGATTAAGTTCGCCTTCTAGTTCCTCATCTTCATGCATAGTTTTCTTACCGCCCTGTGGGTGGTTTTGTGTATCTGAAGATGCAGCAGATGGTTTAGTTGTTGGAGCAGTCGCACTCTTAGCAGCCTTTGTTGTATCGATCTTATTAGAATCGTCCATTGGCTTACTATTCTGAGGTGTTGGACCACCTAGATCAACTTCTTCACCTGGAAGTTTAGCTGGAGGCATAGCTGATGCAGACTTCTTGCTTGATGCAAGAATATCAGCTGCTGCTTCTAGTAATTTGTTCTTGGTTGTCATTTAGGGTTCTCCTTTTATGATTTGAATATTTATAAATTTAAAGTTTTCTGATAAAGTTTTCAAATAGTTTCAGGGCAACTGACTCTAATTGTTGTTTAGATGCCTGTCTGATTTGTCTTTTTGCGTTGTCTATGTCCATTTCAACATAACGACCTTCAACAAACAACCATTCTTTGTTCTCCATAATACCGTTAACAAAGGCACCTGGAGCTGAAGGATCGGCAACAATATCTGCCGCTGTTGCTAGACGTAGATCGTCCTGAACCAGATTGTATCCTTCTCTGGTCATTGTAACTGAACCCATGGCTCTTGATGAAACACCAAGATTAACACCACTGTCAATAAAGTTCTTAACGATGTTACCATAAGGAGTATCAAGAATTAAAGCCTTTCCATAGAAGGTGTTGCCATCTTCTTTTAGACTTACAATCTTGTGTGACACTCTTTCTAAGTTTAATGTAGGAGTGTCTGGATGACCTAACTCTCCTAACGCACGATTTGTTTTGATAAATTCTTCTGTGTAACGATCAACTTCATTACGCAGAGTATCCATTTTGTACATACGGTTGTTCTTGTTTACAGTATCGCCAACAAGAAATGTACCTTCGATGTATAGATTCTTTTTTCCGTTCTCAGTTTTTTCCGTTAAATACTTAACGTCATCGAACATTTCGGTAATTAGTTTCATTATAGTGATACTCCTGTTGTTGGATCAACATTATATGTTGCTTGTTTTGATAGTTCCATAACAATAGTACCACCTGTTGCAATCGTAATTACAATACTTTGTGTATTGTTATTTGCAAGAGAATAAGCATAGTCATCAAAACGCATTTCGCCTGTGTTATGAACAGTAGCCATTTCAATACTATTACGAACAATAGAA